GTATGATATATAATATTGTTTTATTATTTGTAGGTACTATAACAATGGCAGTGGCTATTAAACTGCTGTACATTTCAGAGCTAATGATAGACGAGGAGAATAACTAATGTTCGCAGAGAGCATATCAGGTAGTCCAAGCCCTGCCGCAGTTGCAACAGCTAGAGCCGCGACAGATGTGGTGGATGGTAAGACACCTTTAAGTAGAGCGTGTGTTATGTATAATGTTAAAGAGCAGACAGTCATACAGTTTATTATTGACAGTACTGAGTATGATACGTTAATGAAAAGAAAAAAATAAAGTTTGATAAATATAAATCATTGTGGTACAATCCACATTCAATTTTAATTACCAATAAAAGGAAAGTAACATGGCTATATTAGAAGGCTCAGCATACTGGGCATCTGTAACTACACCTAACACAACTTTTGATCCTGTGTATTCGGTGAATGTAGTAGTAGATGAAGCAACAGCAGAAGACTTTAAGGCTCGTGGCTTTACTATTAAAGAGATGGACGAAGGCCCTGCAATTGTTGTTAAGCGTAAGGTTGAAGGCCCTAACGGAATGGTTCGTCCTGCACCTAGACTTGTAGATCGTTACAAGAATCCTTTAGATGCTAGAGTAGGTAATGGCTCCAGTGTTAAAGTGCAATACAAAGAGTGGGAATCAGTATGGAAAGGAACAACCTTTAAGGGTCTAGACTTTCAAGCTATGCAAGTTTTAGATCTTGTTGAAGTTGGTACACCTGACGGTGCTGAGTTTGATTCATATGAAACAACAATGGAGGACGAGTTGTAATGGGAATTGTTACAGTAGATGAAGTTAACTATGATACAGAGTTGCTATCAGATGATGGTAACTTAATCGTAGCACACTTAGTAGAAGCAGATACTAGAATGCGTGAAGCACAGATAATGATCGGGCTTATGAAATCAGCTAGTGTATCGCTGATCAACGATCTTAAAACTAACCACCTCACGGACGAGGCATTAGCTACAGAGGAAGTAGAACCAACTAAGGAGTAAGGCTCTTGCCTTTTGTTAAACATAAGCAACCCTGTACTGCTTGTGGAGGCAGTGACCCAGTTTCAGTTAACGATAATGGATCTGGGTTCTGCTTCAGTTGCAGAACATATTTACCAAACTATAGCACAGCGGAAGTGCATCAACCTGATACCGTAACGGATTTCAAAGTGTATCAAAGGAACAGCAATATGAATAGTGCCTTCTCTAACCCAGATAACTTAGGCTCTAACGCAACATTCAATGCATTAACTGATCGTAAAATAAGTATAGAAACAGCTAAGAAGTATGGAGTAAAATCAAAAACAGATGGTGATAAGATAGATAAACATTACTATCCTTACTACAATGGACACGAGCTTGCAGGTACTAAGGTTCGTAAGAAAGATAAATCCTTTACATGGATAGGTAGCCCGAAAGAAGTAGGTTTGTTTGGGGAGAATCTATTCAAAGCAGGTGGAAAGTTTATAACATTAACTGAAGGAGAGTGTGATGCTATGGCGGCCTATGAGCTTATGGGTAGCAAGTGGCCTGTTGTTTCTATAAAATCAGGAGCGGCAGGAGGCGTAGCAGATGTAAAGAATAGCCTTGAGTACCTTGAGTCATTCGATTCTGTGGTCATTAATTTCGACAACGACAAGTATGGTAAGGAAGCGGCTCAAGCAGTTGCTAAACTACTGACCCCCAAGAAAGCTAAGATAATGACACTGCCAGTAGACTACAAAGATGCTAACGATATGTTGCGTCAAGGTAGACATGCCGCATATGTTACTGCTTTCTGGGATGCTAAAATCTATACACCTTCCGGTGTCCTCAACTTATCCGAACAGTTTGAAGCCTATCAAAAGCTAAGGTTAGAAAAGAAAACAGCTATACCTTATCCGTGGGCAGGTCTTAACAAGAAGCTTGAAGGCATGAGAGCAGGTGAGCTTGTAACTCTTACAGGTGGCACAGGGCTAGGTAAGTCTTCTGTTACCAGAGAGATCGAACACTGGCTGATTGAGAACACAGAAGATAACGTAGGTGTTGTAGCTCTTGAGGAGAACTGGTCACGTACTGCTGAAGGTATCATGGCTGTAGAAGCTAACGCTAAACTGCATCTTGATAGTGTCAAGGCTCAATTTACAGAACAAGAGTTAGACGATTGCTTTAAGAAAGTATTTATGGGCGACAACGAAGGTCGTGTTTGGATTCATGCACACCACGGTGTCAATAACCTTGATGATATTTTCAGCAAGCTACGCTACATGATCATCGGTTTAGATTGTAAGTGGGTGGTAGTTGATCACCTTCACATGCTTGTACTCTCTACGCTAGAGAATGATGAGCGTAAAGCTATCGACCAGATCATGCATCGACTCAGGACTATGGTAGAGGAGACAGGCTGTGGTATGATACTGGTGTCTCACTTGCGTAGAGTAGAGGGCAACAGGGGGCATGAGAACGGCATAGAAACAGGGCTAAATCATCTCAGAGGGTCACAAAGTATTGCTCAACTCAGTGATTGTGTTATCGCACTAGAGCGCAACCAACAATCAGAGGATCAGATAGAGGCATCGACCACTAAGGTCAGAGTGTTAAAGTCTAGATACACTGGAGATGTGGGTGTCGCCTCTCAGTTATTATATGATAACAAGACAGGACGGCTCAGAGAGCTAGACGATTATGATTCGACCCAGTTTGGAGAGGAGATCATATGAGTAAGAAGTGTAACAAGTGCGGAGAGGTTAAGGATTTTAATTTTTTCTACACAAAGAAGGAGCGCCGGATCGGAAAGGGCGCTGAGAATGGTTACCGTGGTAAGTGTAAGACTTGTATGGCATCTTCCGATAAGATTCGCAGTGACGCTACTAAAGAAAGAAGGGCCTTCACGGGAAAATTGTGGCGCTCCGCTAATAAAGAAAAGAAAGCGGCCACCACTAAAGCTTGGTATCAGGCCAATAGAGAACAACTTCTCGCCACTGCTAGAGAATGGAGAAAAGCTAACAGAGATAAATGCAACGCCGGTAAAGCTAAGCGCAGAGCCGCCAAACTACTGCGTACAGTATCTTGGGCTAACATGAAAGCTATTAAAGATATATACGCTGAAGCTAGGCGCTTAGAAAAAGCAACAGGGATAGCCATGCATGTCGATCATATTCTGCCCCTTCAAGGTAAGATGGTTAGTGGGCTACATGTTGAAACAAATTTACAGATACTTACGTGGTGTGAGAACATTAGTAAATCAAATAACTTTAAACCATAAAGGCAAAAGAAAATGAGTAACTTAGTATTTGATATAGAAGCAGACGGCTTAGACCCCACGAAGATACATTGTATCGTGGCACAAGACGTTGATACTATGGACGTATTCACGTTCGACAACACACAGTTGCAAGAAGGTTACGATATGTTATCTTCTGCAACTAAACTAATCGGACACAATCTTATAGGCTATGACATCCCTGCTATTAAGAAGGTTGCAGGAGTAGACCTATTCAACAAGAAGATCGTTGATACACTAGTACTATCACGGCTCTTCAAGCCTACTCGTGAAGGCAACCACGGCTTAGAAGGGTGGGGCTATCGTCTAGGTTTTCACAAGGGCGGCTTCGGTCAGCAAGAAGATGCTTGGGACAAGTACACACCTGAGATGCTAGAGTACTGCAAGAATGATGTACTGCTTAATACTAAAGTATATGAAGCGTTAAAGCTTGAGAGCCGTGGGTTTACCCCTGAGTCAGTACAGATAGAACATGGCGTAGCCAAGATTGTAGATCAACAGCGCACCAATGGGTTCTTATTAGATGTACAGAAAGTTATGGGCTTGATGGCTATGTTTGAAACGAAGCTACATGATCTAGAGTCAGAGGTGCAGGAAGAGTTCCGTCCTGTAGTTACTACTCAGATACTAACAGCTAAGTATACAGCATTAGGTCACGTAGCTAAGACAGCTACTGATCAGCATGGTAAAGGGACACGCCTCTCTGACGAAGAACATGAGAAGCTATCGTTGGACATAGACTGTAAGCCTATTGCTCGTAAAACTGAAACACCTTTTAACTTAGGGTCACGCAAACAAATTGGTGAGTACCTAATTCGTTTTGGTTGGAAGCCGCAGAAGCATACACCTACAGGTCAACCCATTGTGGACGAAGCAACACTAAATAAAGTTAGAGGTATTCCACAGGCTTTGTTGATTGCTAAGTACCTGATGGTGCAGAAACGCTTGGCTCAAACTAAGAGTTGGATCAAGGAGCTTGATGAAACTACTGGAAGGGTACATGGTTACGTCAATCCTAATGGTGCAGTGACATCGCGCATGACTCATTCACATCCTAACATGGCTCAAATTCCTAGTAGTTC